AGCCGTGTGAGCGGCCTGATGGTGTCGGGTAAGCGCATCGAGGACATCACGGCCCGCGACGTGCAGGGCTTCGTCAGCGATGCCGAGCCGGCCGCGATCGAGGCAGCTTTGATGGACATGCGCGGGCGGGCTGGCGAGCGCACCAATGGCCGCACGCAGGCCGACCAGCTGCGGGCCATCAAGGACCGATCAAGCCCGACTGGCTTCCGTAGTCCTGACGGCCGGTTTGCGAGCCCGCAATGACCATCGCCAGCATCTGCACGGCAGCCATGGAGGAGGTGGGGTCGTTCGAGATCCCATCGAACTTCGTTGGCAACGCCAACCTGACGGCACGCCAGGCCGTGGCGCTGGTGCAGCGCACCGGCAACACGCTCGAGCGGCAGCACAGGTTCACGGCGCTGCTCAACACGGCAACGATCACAACGGTAGCCGATCAGGCCAATTACGATCTGCCCACAGACTTCCGCGCGCACGCGCCCATGTCGCATTGGGACCAGACCAACCAGCGCCAGCTGCTCGGCCCAACATCGTCGGCGCAGTGGTCGTGGCTAAAATCGGATATCACGGCCGGGGCCACGATCGACCGCTGGTGGCGTGAGCAGGCTGGGCAGATCTACATCCACCCCACGCCCACGGTTGATGGCGAGACGCTGTACTACGAGTACTACAGCCTCAACTGGATCACACGGCAGTCCGACAGCACGGCCGTGCGCGAGTGGTCGGCCGATGCCGACACGTCGCTGATTGACGAGGATCTGCTGACACTCGCCCTGAAGTGGCGGCTGCTGCAGGCCAAGGGCATGCCCTACGAGCCTGAGTATCGCGAATATGAAGCGATGCTCGAGCAGGTGCTGGCGGACGGCGGCAGCAAGGGCAAGATCAACCTTGGCCCGCCAAGGATCGTTGTCGACAACATACCAGACAGAGGATTTGGAGCCTGATGAACGAGATGTTTATGGACCCATCCATGGCTCAGCCGCCGGGCCCACAGCCGCAACCGGCCGAGGCTGGCGTCGGCACCGATCCCATCAGCATGGTCTTGGCCATGCCTGGAGGCGCGCAGGCGCTGAGCATGGCGGCCCTCAGCATCCTGCAAGGTAGTGCCGGGCAGATGCCGGCAGGCCCGCAGCCGGGACCGTCGATGGGTGGACCGTCGATGGGTGGACCGTCAATGGCACAGATGCTGCAGCAGGGCGGCCGATAAGTGGCACTGCTGCTGCGGCGCAACCCCGGCATATTCCGGCACAAGCCCACGCAGTTCCAGCAGGGCCTGATGCGCACGTTGCCGGCTGCCTACGCTGGCCTCAACTTGCGCGACGATATCACGGCACTGCAGCCCAATGAGGCACGTGTTCTCAACAATTGGACCGCGCGCGAGGGCAACCTGGGGCTGCGGGATGGCTATGCCGAACATGCGACAGGCGTTGGCAGTGGCGAGGTGCAGACCCTGGCGGCGTTTGTCGGATTGACAGCACAGAAGATGCTGGCAGCTGGCGGCGGCGCGATCTACGACGTGACCACGGCAGGCACAGCCACATCGTTGGCCTCGGGCTTCACGGCCAACCGCTGGCAGACGGCGCTCTATAACAACCGCCTGCTGATGGTCAACGGCACGGACGCGCCGCAGGACTTCGACGGATCATCGATCAGTGCGACGGCATGGTCCGGCAGCGGCTTGACCATTGCAAACCTGGTCAACGTGGGTGTCGTGCGCAACCGCGTGTGGTTCTGCGAGAACGGCAGCGCAGACGTCTGGTATGGATCGGCGGGCGGCATCACTGGCGCCCTCACGAAGTTCCAGCTCAGCCAGATCGCTGAGGGCGGCATCTGCGTGGCCATCGGCTCATGGTCGCGCGATGCCGGCGATGGCGCGGATGACATGACAGTCTTTGTCATGTCCACAGGGCAGCTGCTGATCTATCAGGGCGACGTCTCGAGCACGTTTACGCTAATTGGCAAGTTCGACGGCGCGGTTCCGATCGGGCGGCAGTGTTTGTTCAAGGTCGGCGGCGAGCTGCTGGTGTTGACGCGGCTGGGCATCCTGCCTGTCTCGGTAGCCATTGGCGGCGTTGCGCTTGATTTGGCGAGGATTAATCCGTGGGGCAAGATCGCGCCGGGTGTCGTCACGGAGGCCGCGCGGCACGGCGGCACTGCAGGCTGGCACGGTGCTCTGCACTTGGGCACGGTCTATGTGACGGTGCCGCAAGTGTCTGGCGCGCTTTGGGCGCAGTACGTCCTCAACACGCGATCCAACACGTGGAGCACCTTCACCGGCTGGCCCGGTGCGCGGCTGTGCTCATTCAACGATCAGCTCTACCTCGGCACCGGCAACGGCCGGGTGATGCTGACTGGAGCCGAAGATGACGAGGGCTCGGCCATCACGGCGCGCAGCAGCGGTGCTTTCGTGGTGCCGCAGGGCGCTGGGCTGACCAATCTGTTCACGGCAATTCGACCGACCGTGCGCACGGCTGGCGGCGTCTCAGGGCAGGTCGGCGTTGACACAAACTACATCCTGCGCTCGCGCATTGGCGAATCTGTTGCCATCTCGACGGACGAGACAGACACGCCCTGGGGCAGCGCATGGGGGAGCCCATGGGGTGCGCAGGCGCGGGCTGACCGGCGCTGGTTCACGATCGATGGTGAGGGGCAATCTGTCAGCGTGCGGTTTCAAGTCACGGCGCAGTCGCGTGACCTCGAGTGGTTTGCCACCGACGTCCTCATGAAGCCGGGCTCTATCCGATGATGCACCTCGTCACCAAGCCGGACCACAAGGCGGTTGTCACCGACTGGCTGGCGGCCCGGTTAGGTATGAGAGCCACGGAGATGGTCCACACCTACGACTACGAGATCATGGCATGCGTCCGGCACAAGGAGCTGATTGGCGCGGTGCTGTTCATCCACCACCAGGGCCGCAACATCGAGGCGCATTGGGCAGGTGATACCGGCTGGCTCAGCAGGCGGCACATCAAGCAGATCTTTGCATACCCGTTCGAGCAGTTGGGCTGCAACCGCGTGACGACGTTGGTGCCGGAGGACAATGAGCCGGCGCGCAGCGTTGTCGAGCGGTTGGGCTTCGTGCGCGAGGGCACGCTGCGGCAGGCGGGCGGCGAGGGCGACGATCTTGATATCTATGGGATGCTCCGCAGCGAATGCCGCTGGCTGGCTCCGTCTGCACGGGTGAGACAGGGAGGGCGAGTTGGGCAAGAAGAAAGCGCCAGAGCGTGACGCAGCGAAGCTAATCGCCGCGGAAACAAGCGCAAACCAGGCAACGCAAAAGGCCAATGCGCTGGCTGGTCAGCAGACAAACACGTTTGGCTCGGTCACCGCGAACCTCGACGACAAAGGCAACGTCGTTGGTCAGACGCAGGAGTTGAACCCGCTTCTGGGTGGAGCTGCAAGCGACGTCCTCGGGACGACGGCCGGCTACACCGGGTTCCTGCCACAGCAACAGTTCACGACGGCCGGCGCCATCCAGAACCAGGGCGGCGGCGTTCCCGTCGGGCAAGCGTTGTTTGACCAGGGCATGACGTACATGCGCCCGCAGTTCGAGCAGCAGTCGCGCAACATGCAGACGAACCTGCTGAACCGGGGCCTGCCGATCGGATCAGAGGCGTGGAGCGATGCAACCAGCAATTTGGCAGACAGCCAGAACCGGGCGCTAGTCGATTTGTCCTCGCGCGCCACGCTGGCAACTCCTAGCGAGGAGCAGCGCCTGATCGGCAACGAGCTGATGCAGCGCAACCAGGGCGCGGCCGATATTGGCCAGAACCTCGGGTTGCTCGGCAGCATGCAGTCGCTCGCGCCGCAGTTCGGCGGCACGGCCTTGCAGGCGCCGGTCGATGCGATGGGTGCCTACGACCGGGAGTTCCAGGCTAAGCAGCAGGCAGCGCAGCAGCACAACGCCGGCATCGGAAACGCGATCAAGATGGGTGTCGGCCTGCTTGCTGCGCCCCTTACTGGCGGCCTCAGTGCAGGCCTTCTCGGTGGCCTTGGCGCGTCTACAGCCCTTGCGGCACCGACCCTGCTCGGGACCGGCATGAACGTGGCGGCCAATATGTTCAATCAGCCGCCTGCTGGCTACGGCTCGTCGTGGGCGCCTCACACCATGTACACACCCGGAGGCTGATGTGGCATTGCGTTTCATTCCGCAGAACAACATCAACCAAAGCCGCCAGCTGTCGCGCGACTATTGGAACGCACCCAACAGTGGTGGCAAGTTCTCGGGCCTCGAGTATGTGCTCTCTGGCCTTGGCTATGGCCTCCTTGCCGGCGATGCCAACTCTGCTGAGAACCGCAACCGGGACTACCGCTCGACCACGATGGCGCAGGCTCTCGAGGCCCCAGACACGCCCAGCATGGCGCGCAT